GGGGGGGGGGGGATGGGGAACCACACAGACATGCCACCACACAGCAAACACAGCAGACGGAGGGCACACCAGACGCATTAGAGCTGCTGCAGGTTAGTAACCTAAGGATAAAACTATTAGCAAAGTTTAAGGACTTATATGGGCTATCGTATATGGATTTAGTAAGACAATTTAAAAGCGATAAGTCAACATGTGGGTACTGGGTGGTGGGGGCATTTGGAGTGTACCATGCAGTGGCAGAAGCAGCAAAAACATTGCTACAGCCCGTGTGCGACTATGCACATATACAAACAGTAACATGTGAATGGGGAATGGTAATGCTGCTGCTACTACAGTTTAAGTGCAATAAAAGTAGGGAAACGGTAGCAAATTGCATAGGTACCATTTTAAATATACCAGAGAAGCGTATGTTAATTGAACCTCCTAAGCAACGCAGCGGGCCATGTGCATTATACTGGTATAGAACAGCTATGGGTAATGCATGTGAGGTGTTTGGAGAAACGCCTGACTGGATTGTTAGGCAAACAGTGATTGGACATGCAATGGGAGAAACACAGTTTAGCCTTTCAGTATTAGTGCAGTGGGCATATGATAATGAAATTACAGACGAAAGTGAACTAGCCTATGAATATGCACGATTAGGAAATGAAGATCCAAATGCAGCTGCCTTTTTAGCAAGTAATTGTCAGGCAAAATATATAAAAGATGCAATGACAATGTGCAGACATTATAGACGTGCAGAACAGTCACGTATGAGCATGTCACAATGGATAGCACACAGGGGGCGTAACGTTGCTGACACGGGAGACTGGAGACATATAGTAAAGTTATTAAGATATCAAGGCATAGAATTTATTAGATTTATGGGAGCATTAAAACAGTTCCTAAAAGGAACACCAAAAAAAAGTTGTTTAGTATTTTATGGACCTAGTGATACAGGTAAATCGTTGTTTTGCATGAGTTTACTAAAGTTTCTAGGGGGAGCAGTTATCTCCTTTGTTAATTCACCCAGCCACTTTTGGCTGTCGCCATTGGCAGATACTAAAATAGGATTGTTAGATGATGCTACCTACCAGTGCTGGGTGTATATAGATACATATTTAAGAAGTGTGTTAGATGGCAATACAATAAGCATAGACAGAAAACACAAAAACCTAACACAGCTAAAATGCCCCCCACTACTAATAACAACAAATGTAAACCCAGAAGCAGACGACACATTTAAATATTTAAAGAGCCGAATGGTTATGTTTCCATTTTTAAACAAATGCCCACTGGATAGCAATGGAGACCCGGTATATAACCTAAATAATGAAAATTGGAAATCCTTTTTTCAAAGGTCGTGGGCACGATTAGACTTAACGCAGGAGGAGGAGGAGGAGGAAACAGAGCATGGAAACCCTAGCCGACCGTTTAGATGCGTGCCAGGAGAAGCTAATAGACCTTTATGAAAAGGATAGCAACAAGCTTGAGGATCAATTATGGCATTGGCACTACACACGCCTGGAATATGCTATGCTATTTAAGGCAAGAGAAGCAGGACTAACACATATAGGCCACCAGGTGGTGCCACCCCTTAATGTAACAAAAGAAAAGGCCCGGCAAGCTATAGCAGTGCATTTGTCATTGCAAAGCCTAAGTAACAGTGTATATAAATATGAGCCATGGACATTGCAGGACACATCATTGGACATGTGGACTGCATCCCCAAAAGGGTGTTGGAAGAAACACGGACAGCCCATCAGAGTAAAATTTGATGGAGAAGACGATAAAGAAATGGAATATGTAAACTGGGGGTACATATATATATGTGCCAGCGATGATACATGGCATAAAGTGCCTGGACAGATTAGCAATAAAGGGCTGTATTACGAACTACAAGGATGTAAATATTACTATGTTGACTTTACAAAGGAAGCAAAGCACTATGGGGCAAAAAATATATGGGAGGTGCATGTGGGAGGCTCAATAATTTACCATGCATGCGAATCTGTATCCAGCACTCAGGAAGGCGTGTCAGAAGTATCCCCTGCTGCAACTGGTGTACCCTTGTCCTGCCACCACACCACCGCGCCCACCCCCACCTCCACGGGCCTGGGCACCACCGAGACTGCCCCCCAGGTGCAGGCGCCGCCTACTAAGCGACAGCGACTCGGAGGAGACGGAGGACAGCAGCCCGATTCCACACAAGACGGACGAGTGCGGCCTGTGGACAACCACAAACCAAGGACAAACAATAACTGTAACAACCCAAAGCGGCCTTGGGAGCAGAGTAACAGTGACGGTGCACCTGTCCTCCACCTAAAAGGTGAATCGAACCGTCTTAAGTGCTTTAGATATAGGTTACAACAAGCGGTGCCTGATTTGTTTGAAAAAGCATCGTCCACGTGGAAGTGGACCTGTGGGGGGTCGGATGAAAAGGCCTCCTATGTAACATTGTGGTACAAAAGCACTGAACAACGCAACCAATTTTTGGCACGTGTTACCATACCTAAAAACATTGTAGCCACACAGGGTATTATGTCTATGTGTATGTAAACACTGCCTATGTACATATTGTAAATAGTGTCCTGTTCTGTAACCACATGTAATGTCCTAAATACCTGGCAAATAAGGCACAACCCTGGAACGTATTGTGTGTGCAATATACATTTGGTGTAGTGTGTTGCTGCTGCTTATACTTTTCTGGCTTTCCCACCTATCTGCTTTGGTTGCTTTTTTGGTGTTTGTGTGTGTGATATATTTTGGGTTGTTCCTATTGTATTTGCAAGTACTGTGGTTCATTACATTGTTGTAATTACACAACCAGCCAAACACTGCTGCTATATATCTGTGTACAGCCCCTGTCCTTTACATATAGTACTAGTATGTATCCTGTACAGGTGCGGGGACCCCAAGGGGGGTATGACATAGTGGTGTTTGAACATGGGGATTTGGGTATATTGATATTAATTTTGCTATTCATTCTTGTAATATTGTTTTGGTTATGCCTGCGTGTTGTACATGTGTAATTATCTTTTATATGTTTTTTTTATATTTGCTACAATAAACCATTGACATAGCCACCGCCATGCCCAAGGCTCGTACACGTCGCAAGCGTGCCTCTGTCACAGATCTATACCGCACCTGCAAGGCTACAGGGACATGTCCTGCAGATGTTATCCCCAAGGTGGAGGGGGATACATTGGCGGATCGGATTTTAAAATGGGCCAGCCTGGGTGTGTTTTTCGGTGGCCTTGGTATTGGTACGTCCTCTGGTACAGGTGGTCGTACAGGCTATATACCCCTTGGAACCCGCCCTCCTACCGTTGTGGATGTGGGCCCCACAGCCCGCCCCCCTGTGGTTATAGAACCTGTGGGCGCTGCAGACCCCTCTATTGTGACATTGGTTGAGGATTCCAGTGTTATTAATGCCGGGGCTCCTTTTCCTAATTTTACTGGTACAGGTGGTTTTGAGGTTACCACCTCCTCCATTACCACACCTGCTGTATTGGATATTACACCATCAGGGTCATCTGTGCAGGTTAGCAGCACAAACTATATAAATCCTTTGTTTACTGAGCCTTCCATTATTGAGGCCCCTCAGGCCGGTGACATTAGTGGCCATGTGCTCTCTAGTACTGCTACTGCAGGGTCCCATACATACGAGGAAATACCTATGCAAACATTTGCTGTACGAGGGGGTACCGGCTATGAACCTATTAGTAGTACACCCACACCAGGGGTGCGGCGCCTTGCAGGGCCTCGCTTAAATCTTTATAGTCGTGCCACTCAGCAGGTTCCTGTGGCTGACTCTGCATTTGTGTCTCGCCCTGACACATTTGTTACCTTTGACAACCCTGTGTTTGACCCTGAGGAAACTATTATATTTGAGCATCCCAGTTTACATGCTCCTCCTGATCCTGACTTTTTAGATATTGTTGCTTTGCATAGGCCTGCCCTAACTGCACGTAGGTCAGGTGTGCGGGTTAGTCGCATAGGTCAGCGTGCAACACTGCGCACACGCAGTGGTAAACAAATTGGGGCCCGTGTGCACTTTTATCATGACCTTAGCCCCATTGCACAGTCCGAGGATATTGAACTGCAGCCTTTACTATCTTCTTCTGCTGTACCACCAGATATACCCACTGAGTCCTTATATGACATTTATGCTGATGATGCCCATTTAGGCTCTGAGTTACAGGGGCCCTCCGTTGGTAGTGCCCGCTCTACCACCCCGTTTGCCTCTGTGTCTGCTACATCTATGGCTTCCCCATATGACAACATAACGGTTCCATTGTCTTCTGGCACTGATGTGCCTCTATATACAGGGCCGGACATAGATCATTCTGTAGCCCCATCCCCATCGCCCTTTGTTCCTGTTGCTCCTAGCACCAATCCTTATGCTATCTATATAGTGGGATCAGATTATTATTTGCTACCCAATTATATCTTTTTTCCTAAAAGGCGTAAACGTGTGCCCTATTCTTTTTCAGATGGCTTTGTGGCGGCCTGGTGACGGCAAGGTATATCTGCCCCCTACTCCCGTGTCTAAAGTTATCAGCACGGACCGTTATGTATCTCGCACCAACTTATTTTATTATGGTGGTAGTTCGCGCCTGCTTACTGTGGGTCATCCTTATTATTCTGTTACTGTCCCGCCCCCTAATCAAAACAAGAAGGCCACTATTCCTAAGGTGTCTGGATATCAATACAGGGTGTTTCGGGTGCATTTGCCTGACCCTAATAAGTTTGGTCTTCCTGATGCTCAGTTATATAACCCTGACACAGAGCGCCTTGTTTGGGCTTGTAGAGGTATTGAGGTGGGCCGCGGACAGCCCTTGGGTGTTGGCACTAGTGGTCATCCTTTATACAATAGACTTGATGATACAGAAAACACATCCTTCCTTACTGCTGGGGACACAGACAGCCGAGATAATGTTTCTGTGGATTATAAACAGACACAGCTTTTAATTGTGGGCTGTAAGCCTTCCATTGGAGAGCATTGGGGTAAGGGCACTGTATGCTCCAATGTCCAACAACGCCCTGGCGATTGCCCACCCTTACAGTTTACTAATTCTACTATTCAGGATGGTGATATGGTGGAGGCTGGGTATGGCGCTATAGACTTCTTGGCGCTACAGGAAAGTAAATCTGAGGTGCCTTTGGACCTTTGCACCACAACATGTAAATATCCTGATTACCTGCAAATGGCTGCTGAGCCTTATGGCGATTGTATGTTTTTTTGTCTTAGGCGGGAGCAAATGTTTGCACGTCATTATTTTAACAGGCAGGGCACTATGGGCGAGGACGTACCTGAAACTTTTTATTTTAAGGGGGCGGGCACCAGGGCCACTCTCAGCAGTTCTGTATATTCCCCTACCCCTAGTGGTTCTATGGTGTCTTCTGATTCTCAGTTATTTAATAAACCATATTGGTTACAAAGGGCTCAGGGACACAACAATGGTATTTGCTGGTTTAATCAATTGTTTGTTACAGTTGTGGATACCACTAGAAGTACCAATTTTACTATTAGTGCTGCTACCCAGGCCTCCGCTACCCAGGCCTCCACGGAATATAAGTCTACTAATTTTAAGGAATATCTTAGGCATGTGGAGGAATATGATTTGCAATTTATATTTCAGTTATGTAAAATTCGTCTAACTCCTGAGATAATGTCCTATTTACATACCATGAATGAGTCTTTGCTTGATGAGTGGAATTTTGGTGTTGTGCCCCCTCCCTCCACAAGTTTGGATGACACCTACAGGTATCTACAGTCCCGCGCCATTACCTGCCAAAAGGGGGCTGCTGCTGCCAAGCCTAAGGAGGACCCTTATGCTGGCATGGTGTTTTGGGATGTTGATTTAAAGGACAAGTTTTCTACTGATTTAGATCAATTTCCTTTAGGCCGCAAATTTTTGTTGCAATCTGGCCCACGGTCCTCCGTGGTGTCCCGCAAACGTACCACATCTGCCTCTGCCGCCCCTTCCTCAAAGCGTCGTAAAACAAAAAAGTAACTAGTGTCTGTTATGTTGTCTGTATGTCTGTGCCTTGTGTGTGCTGTGTGTCTGTGTGTTTGTTGTTTGTGTATTGTATATGTGTTTTTGTACTGTTTGTGTGTTGTTTTTGCCCTATTGTGTCTGTGTATGTGTTGTATGTTTATGTCCTATATATGCCCCTGTGTTGTGTATGTTGTGTGTATGTATTTATGGAATGTATGTTATGTTATGGATCAATAAAATGTGTGTCATTGTGGGTTTCGTGTCCGGCAGCACCCTGTGAGTAAGTGTGCATTTTATGCACGCCTTGCACACGGCAGGGTATCCACCATTTCCTTTAGGGTTATTGTGTGTGTGTCCTCCATGTTGTCAGCGACCGGTTTCGGTCTCCCCTCCATTTTGTAGGCGACCGGTTTCGGTCTCCCGCCTTTTCGGTCTGTGGTATGGCACTGTCCCAGGTACTACTAATCCTTTG